TTTTATTATGAAAGTGAATCAGATAAAATTGGTGGACCATATCAAGGTGATTCTTCTTCAATTATATCATTAGATTCAATTACCCATTGGATGCCATTGCCAGAAACACCAAGTGAGATATGCGAAAATGAAGTGGATTAATCGAAATGACCAAGAACCTGATCCAAAGCTTGATTACATTTTGGTATGGGGTCACTGTGGTTGTCCACATATCGCTTTTCGGGATTATGATCAGTGGGTTCATACGGAATGTTGTTACGAAAGTGGAAATCATTATAGTGGGGAAGACATCGAATTCACATACTGGAAAAGAATTCCAAAGATGAGGAAAGTTGACAATAAATAACTTTGTTGCATAATGGGATACACACTCGTTGTCACCGTTTTTGAGTATAAACAAATAACGGTGAGTACTACATTAGCTCAGTGGTAGAGCGCATGTCATTTAAACACGAGGAAGATGGTTCGATTCCATCATGTAGTAATTGGCCTATAGGAGAAACGGTGGGGTACACACAAGCGGTCTCACGTAGGCCTTGGGGCGCGCCTTAAAAAAGCGCAGCCCTATTATTGCTGGAGAAGCCATGCTAGAAGAGGCAAGCTCGTGCAAGAGCTGTTCGGTGTGAAAATAGTGAATAGAAAATCTACAATCCCCGACTTGATAGTGCAATTCTATCCTCCGGAAATTGCGTTACGAAGATTCGCAAACTTCAACCTGTCGGTAATTCCGACAATCTCGGGTGTAATGACCTCGCCCAGTCAAATTCAGTTAGCCGGAAATTCCGGATAACTCGACGTAATTTTAGCCTCGTCAACTATACCAAAAGTTTATTAACTAAATTTAGGTATAGAAATGTCTATAACCACTACAAGTACGCTTCCAGCACCTGTACAACAAAGTTTTTCATTAAAACTTTTATCGGTGCCAGTTCCGTATATGATACACAAAATACCAGCCGACCTCAAGGCTATGCCAAGGAACGGTGGAACTACGCTTCGCATGCGACGGTATAATCCGTTGGCTACGGCCCCAGTGCCTTTGGGCAATAGCGGAATTACTCCGCCACCCCAGAACCTGACGGCAATTAACATAGATGCCCAAATGGACTTCTACGGTGAATTGCAAGCTGCTTAGTATTAAGTAGTTACGTGCCGTAGGTGTTCTGCACTTGCATGACGTATGTCCTGTTGAATGAACAGGTCACATTGCAGAACCAAGATCCTAAACTTAATATGGGATCTTTAAACCTTCTTTGATTGACTTGGAAGCCCTACGGGGTGACAAGGCGGAAGCGAAAGCACCGTGAACGACTAAGTAAGAAGGACCTTTCGAGGTATGCGATAGTCTGATCTCATGACGAAAGCATGAGAGAGGGATTCGAAGAAGTCCCTCCGCCCACATTGTGGGTCATAAAAGTAACAGTTTGGTATTAAACGAAGCTGCCCAACGTCTTGGCGTATCGCTACGTCAGACCGAAGACCAGCTTATGAGGGATATGCTCTTGGCAACATCCACGTTCATCAATTGCGTGAATGGGACCGACGGCGACAACCCGACGGAAATCACCCGTGCAGACTGCGACTACGTCGTGAGAACACTCAGAGGCCAAAATGCCTATAGTTTTCTTACCGGAGTCGAAGGCGAAAATAAATTTGGAACTGCGCCTGTGCGTAAAAGCGTTGCGCACATTAAATCTTTGGTAATTGACTTGGAACTCCTAGCCGCTTAAGGTAGGACAACAAGGGGCAAGATATGTTGAATGAAAAAGTTTGTAATATAGATAAAGATAAAGTTTATTGCTGCCAGTCAAGGAAAGACCAATATGAAATTTATTGCTTTCACAACGATTGGGACAAGAACCTTTATGTGTCTGTACGACAAAAGTTTTCCAGTGGCCAATTTTTCGGAGTGGATTTTGAACCGAACTTTTGCCCATTTTGTGGATTCACATATCAGCCTGAACGACTAAATCCAGAGACACCGAAAGGTGATGCGATAGTCTGAACAGCAGCAATAAATAAAACTGCTGAGAGTGGGTCGAAGAACCTGCTCCGCCTAAGAAATTAGGTCACAAAAGTAACAGAATTAAAAAAAGTATTGGACGCATACTTCTCTATGGGCCATACGGACATGATCGGACAACTCGATCAGGTTCAAGGGTTCATCCAGAAGTGGAATTACCCTAGAGAGATTGGGGTATCAAAATCTTTGGTAATTGACTTGGAGTGCCTTAAAGCAGTAGCTTAAGGTTAACAAGGGGCAAGATGATGAAAAATATTGATATAACTCATGTAATAGTAGAAGGTGAAATAGATAAAGTTATTACATGCTTAACACAATTGAAAAGTATTGGATATGATTCAATCTATTTTGACGGTTATGAAGCATCAATTGAAGTTTATCAATCTCATCAGCCTGAACGACTAAATCCAGAGAACGTCAATAACGACGTATGCGATAGTCTGAACAGCGACAATAAATAAAATCGCTGAGAGAAATCCGAAGAGATTTCTCCGCTTATTAATCTCTGTTTGCTTTTTTTATGATTGCATATGTTGCAGCAAAAAATAAGCTAGCGAAAGAGAGAAGAAATACAGCGAGAACAATGTAACTAGAAATATGTTTCATTTTCTCACTATATACTGATAAGTCAATAAAGTAACAGAATTGAATCAGCAATCCACATTGGAGTCTGAATGGGGAACAGTAGCAAATATCCGCTTCCTGCTCTCTAGCATAGGCAGCATTTCACCAAATGCTTCCATGCTTGGCAATAACGTCTACAACCTGTTCACAGCAGGAAGAGAAAGCTATTGCGCAATTGAGCAAGACGGGTATAGTGCCTCCTTCATATATCGTCCGCCTATTTATGACGGCCCATTGGCCCTCAACGCTAGCTGTGGATGGAAAATGGCCGAAGTGCCACGCCTGTTGAATGACGAATGGATCTTTAACATGCGCTGCACACTAGCATAAGGAGGTATATTTATGTCTAGCCCACTTAACGCCATTTTGAATGGCACATTTACTGTTGATTCTAATGGAGATCAAGTTACTCTTTCGCTGCCATCCGGAGCGACTGAGTTCGAGATCTTTGATTTGGCAGGCTGGGGAAGTTCCACTTCTCAAATTATGACAGCAAAAGGTTATGCGGCTCTTCCGGCTGGTTCTGCTCTTACGGGCACAACTTCTGCCGGCGAAGCATTAACGTATGCGACTGTCAGCACTGGCGGTTTCACTTTCTTCCAAGATAGTGCAAACCAACCTGTCGGCGCGCCTATTGTTAACGCTGCTGGCGGCATCACCAAGGCAAATGGAGCTGTGCTCACATCAGGCACGCTTTATCCTGTGGGAAGCGTCATTCGTGTTTATAATACGACTGCAATGCTTCAAATAGCAGGCATGGATTTTTCTGTCACCGCTTCAGGTGCTGGAACCATGACGCTCGGCTATTTGAACTCGAGCGCCTTTGCCAACGCTGCTACAGCAAACTCTTTGATTAACATGCCGTTCGCTGCCGTGGCTCTCTCTTCTGGAGCTATTGCTCCCGATCCGAGGTTCTATCCACGAAGGCGATATATCACAGCAATTACACAAGCGGCTAACGCTGTCGTAACAATGTCTGTGGCGCATGCGTTCATTGTTGGTGAGAAAGTCCGTATCATTGTGCCAGCCGCTTTCGGCATGACCCAATTGAACAACTATCTCGCTACGATAACCGCTGTCAACTATACCAACAATACGATCACGCTAGACACTAGCACGGTCGGCTATACTGCATTTGCGTTCCCAACATCAGCCATTGCTGCTGCTGGCGTCACATTTGCTCAAGTAGTTCCTGTTGGTGAAGCAGCCGTCAATACGAGCGCACTTCCTGTTGCGAACCTTCTCAATGATAGAACACGAAATGTGTCCGTCAATGGGGTTGTCATTGGTTCAGCAATGTTAGTAGCAACCCATACTTATGGATGGATTGCTAAAAATGGGTTAACTATGACATCGTAAGATTGTCATAACAAACTCCTTGTTTATGGTGCTCTTTTGATTACACGGCCCGTGAAATGCGGGCCTTTTTCTTGCTCATATTCCTTAATTCATTTACCTTGAAGACCTCATTCATAGTGAGACCTCTTATTCAAGAAAATGTGTTTTCACATGACGCTCTTCTTAAGAGCGTCTTTTTTTCCTATCGTTAAACTAAATAATTGTTTATGTATTAAAGAAAATGTTCCAAAATACATATAGGTAGGAAAATATGGCATTCAAGAAAAAGCTAGATATCGAAGGCAACATCACTCCAAATGAAGCTCCTCATGTGGCTAAGACCGACAAGGAAGCTTCCAGAGAGCAAATCCGCAAGTTTGCGGAAGAAGAATCGCGTTTAGTCAAAGGCAGGTTCCGCAATTTAGAAAATCCCGGCGCTGCCGCGACAATCATCGTCAGAAAATACCCTGGCATTCCTGACTTTAAGGAAAAGATGATGGATGGGGAGACATATAGCATTCCGCTTTATGTCGCTAGACACTTACAGGGAATTGATGCTACCGCGAAAAAACTCGATGGCAGGCTCAATACTTGTTCGACAATAGTGCATGGCTGGAAGACTTCTAAGACAGGCTTTCCCACGGCAAGAGATCCAAGCGACCTCGATCAATACGATAGGGGAATGACCGTACCGATCATGCATAAGCGACGCTATAGCTTTGAAAGCTTAGAGTTTGAAAACGCAATGTAAGGCACTTTATGGCATTAGTCACACAGCTCCAAGACATCCGGCAGAAGGTAAGACGTCTTACAGGCAGGCCATCGAATAACCAGATTATGGATTCCCAGATTGACGACTATATCAACACATACTACATCTGCGACTTGCCTCAAGAGCTTCAATTGATTCCCAACAAGGTCAATTATCAGTTCGTGACTAATGCCAATACAGCCGTTTATGATCTCCCCAGAAGCCTGTACCTTACTGGGTCGACTCCTATTTTCATAGGCGGCTATCAGTCTTATATGACCCAGAGCCGTGAGAACTTTTATCGCATTAACCCCAGCTTGAATTACTTGCAGCAATCAGTTGCTCAAGGAGCAGGAAATGCAGGACCTTATACGTTCACGCTGCCAAATATTCCCATGATGCGAGGATGGAAGCGTAATCCTCCGGGAGCATATTCGATCTCAACATTTGGAACTCAATCAGACTCTCCTGCGACTGCTCTTAACTACATGGTTCTCTTTTCAGGAACGGACGTTAACGGAAATTCCGTCTCTGTAGTCGATGATGGCCAAGGCAATCTATTCGATCCAGGAAATCCTTCAATTCAAAATGCTGGCGATCAATCGACGGATGTCAAATTCAAACGGGGCACTGTCAACTACATAACAGGCGTTGTCACAATCAATAACTTTTCTTCCGCTATCGCTTCCGGAGCTTCAATCAACGCCCAATATGTGCCATACGTCGCCAGTCGGCCTATGAGCGCAGTTTTCTTTCAGCAGCAGTTCAACCTATATCCAATACCAGATCAGGCCTACATAACGAGTTTTGAGGCCTTTGCGTACCCAACGGCGTTGATTGCAGATACGGATGTTCCAAATATGTTCCAATGGGGCCAGTTACTCGCTCATGGAGCAGCAGACAAGATATTCACCGACAATGGCGATATCGAGAACTCAATGAAGTTTAGACCATATTTAGACGAACAGAAGAAACTAATCACCCGAGGGACCATTGTCCAGCAAACGCCTGAACGTGTGGCTACGATATACACAGAACAGACGGGAGCCGGCCAGTTCCCCTTCGGCAACAACTTTTCAGGATTTTAACATGTCATTTGCACCATATACCCCCACAACACCCAATTCGACTGATACCTTTCCGGGCACTCAGCAGATAATTGAGAACAACTTCACTTCATTGAATCAACAGATTTCGGTTAATCACGTTGCACTAAATGCTGCCTCAAACAATGGACAGCATACTTTTGTCTCTTTTGTCCCACAAGCGACCGATCCTGCTTCAGCCGTTACCACCAGCATTCTCTATACGAAGACTTCCGCTGACACAACAGTTTCGGAACCATATTTTGGTACTGGACTGTCTCCCAACAACAATATCTATAAAGTGCCATTGACGCTAGAGCTTTTGAATATTGCTACTATTTCGGGTTCTGCTGTTATAGCGATTTTTACTGGTGTGCCAACCATGCACGGGACTCTTTTTGCATATTCCTATCCCATGTCATCATCGAAACGAACGCTTTTCAGCCCTTTTGTATGGGACGGGACAAATGTTTATGTTCCTAATACACCTGTTTCACCTGATTATCTAGCTCCTGGACAGTTATCCTCTTCGTCTACTGGTGCATTAGCCTTTTTCACCGCAACGGGACCGAATCTTTCGATCACAAACTTAGGTTCTTCCCATCCGAACATCAATCTCCTCATCACAGGGGTTATAATGTGAGCTTTCAACCTCATTATGTTACTTCTTTTGAGGACGATACTGGTTTAAGCAACTATTTCGAGAGCTTTTTGATATCAGAAAAGTCCATGCCGAAACTGGAAGATGCTTTCTGCTTTCGAGGACGCATCAGGAAAAGACAGGGCTTTATTACACTAGGAAGGCTAAGAAGAGTTCTTACAACAGTTTCTCTAGGCAATTTCTCCAGTGGTACTAACACTTATAGCATTCCGACTCTCGCTTCATTGGAATCAACTGCACAAATTGAACCCGGAAGCATAACTCCTATTACTATCGCTATCGGCGGAAGTATTAACGTCAATTTGACAGATTCTGCCGGCACAGGAGCTTTAACTTCTTCGAACGCGTCTAAAATTAGCGCCGCGTCATTAAATTATGGTACAGGTGTACTTACAATTACTTGGGTAGGCGTACAAGCATCTTCCGCTACCACTTTCACAGGGGCATATTATCCAGGACTTCCTGTAATGGGATTGCCAAATCAAGTCACCACTTCGGAAAATATTCAAAACCTCATCGCCTTCGATCAAGTATACGCTTATACATATTCAGGAGGACATTGGTCTCAATTAGCTGATACTGCTCATAAGACATGGACGGGAACAGATTATAATTTTTTCTGGAATATAACCTATTGGCAACAACCCGGAACGAATAATCAGTATTTTTGGGCGACTAACAATGAAGACCCCATAAGACGCTATTATAGCGGTACATGGACTGACTTTACACCTATTCTTGATAATACAGGATCGCCAAATATACTATGGACGGCGCTTGGTCTTGTCGCTTATAAAGATAGACTATTAGCTTTTAATACTTTCGAAGGCCCTTCAGCAGCAACTGCCGTTACATACACACACCGATTACGATATTCCGCTCTTGGTAGTCCCCTTGACACAAATGCGTTTGTT